GCAGAAGATGGTTGCAAGCGGCAAGGTGTTGGATGATGGAGACGCAAAAGACGCATTCATTAGCCAGAACTTAGGCTCTTACAACCATACAAACCGCACGGCTAGTGAAGCACTCGGTGAAGCCCGCGAAGGTACGTTCACTACTCCACTGCGAAACGGCACGTTTACCAATGATATGCAAAAGTTTATCGCAAGACATAGCTGGATGCGTCAGATCATGCCGTTCGTGCAGACGCCTACAAACATCATGCGTACAGCATTCGAACGTGCGCCCCTTCTTAACTTTGTCATGAAACGGCAGCGTGAGCTATTGCGCACTGGTACACCTGATGAAATCGCCATTCTCGCTGGCAACCAAGCAGCCGGAGTTGCGTTCACCTTTGCTGCTATGAGTTTAGCATCTAATGGTAGAATTACAGGCGGTGGACCTTCATTCACGACTGACTCTGATAAAGCAAAACTTTGGAATGCTTCTCCTGATTGGCAACCGTACTCGGTTAATATCGGCACTGAGGAAAAGCCTAACTGGATTGAGCTAAAACGCTTGGACCCACACGGTATGATATTTGGTATTATTGGCGATATATACGAAATGACTGAGTATGCCACTGAGTCCAATGATTTTGAAATGCAAGAGCTGGTAGCAATGGCATCGGCGGCGTTAGCTAATAACGTCATGTCTAAGACTTACATGATGTCACTAAGCGATACGATGAAACTGTTTGATGGCTCATCTAATGGTAATAAATTCAAAACCTTTGCAGATTACCGACTAGCTTCAGCTATCCCATATTCTAGCTTTCAATACCAAATGAACCAGAACCAAGATGAAGTCATGAGGGAACTGCGGACAACTGCAGACCGTTTGAAATCTCGTATATACGGACAGGATGCTGGTGCGCCTAAACATGATTGGCTCACTGGAGAGGCTGTAGCCACTCCTGAGTACATGCTTGGTTTTATTCGTCAGAAGAAGCTAAGTAAAAAGGGTAACACCACTGCAGAAGTATATGAAGAACTCCGTAACTTAGACCATGCTTTTGTAGGACCTCAGAGAAACATTGGTGACCTTGAACTTAATGCAGCTCAATACCAACGCTATAATGAATTGGTGGGCAAAGTAAAAGTTAGAGGAAACACTCTCATAGAAGCCCTACATAAAGAGATTAACTCTTCTCGATATAAACGTAATGCGGATTCCGCTGAGATTAACCAGCCACGCTCTGCAGATGACCCACGGGTCAAGCAGTTAAACACGTTGATCCAAAAAGCAAAATCGCAAGCTTTAAGAGAACTCAAGCGAGAGTTTCCAAAAATAGGTGAGACTGTTCGTGAGAATAGTATCAATCGTAAGCTCATGCAGAACGGTCGTGATGCAGGTGATATTGTTACAAATCTAGAATAAACCCCCGACACTCAGGCCCCTCTTCGGAGGGGTCTTTTCAAATTACCCCCTATATCTAGGAGTATCACTCAATGGCAGTATCCATTGTGACCTATACTGGTGACGGCTCGACCTCGCAGTATATCATCACGTTCGATTATATTGATCGAACCCATGTAAGTGCCACGGTCGGTGGAACCGCAGCAGCCTTTACGTTTATCAACGACACCACCATCCAATTTAATACAGCACCCGCCTCGGCTGCAGAAGTGAAGCTAGTACGACAGACACCCGTAGCTGCTTTAGTGGATTTCACAGATGGCTCTACGCTCTTTGAAGCTGACCTCGACCTCGCCCACAGGCAGAACAGGTTACTCGCAGAAGAGAGCCGTGACCGCGCAGATAACGCTATTACAACGCTGAATAACAATATCACTAATATTAATACAGCGGCGGCAAGTGATGTAGCTATCAATACGGTTGCTGCAGGTATTGCCAATGTAAATAATGTTGCAACTAATATGGCTGAAGTCCTGTTGGCTGATACAAATGCTGCCACAGCAACAACTAAAGCCAGTGAAGCGTCTGCGTCAGCATCTACAGCTTCTACTCAAGCAGGTATCTCAACAACCAAAGCTGGTATAGCTACAACACAAGCTGGTATCTCTACAACTAAAGCTGGTGAAGCAGCAGCGTCTGCGTCTAGCGCATCTGGGTCTGCTTCTACAGCTACAACACAGGCTGGTATCTCTACCACAAAAGCTGGGGAAGCTGCTGCTTCTGCTTCTACAGCTACTACACAAGCAGGTACAGCCACTACTCAGGCTGGCATCTCGACAACTAAAGCTGGCGAGGCATCAACATCAGCAAGCAATGCAGCCTCAAGTGCCTCATCAGCACAGGCGTCCAAGGATGCGGCTCTGGCTGCTCTGGATTCCTTTGATGATCGTTACCTCGGACAGAAGGCTTCAGACCCAACAGTAGACAATGACGGCGATGCTCTTGTATCTGGTGCTTTGTACTTTGATACAACCAACGACGTTATGAAGGTGTATGAGGGTAGCCAATGGGTTGCAGCTTATGCTTCTTTGTCAGGTGCTATGTTAAGTGCTAACAACTTGTCTGACGTTGCAGATGCGGCTGCGTCTCGGACAAACCTCGGCCTCGGCACTGCTGCAATAACACCCTCAACTGACTATGCGACTGCGGCGCAGGGTGTGCTTGCCTCAACATCAGTTCAAGCATCCTCCACTACAGGTTCAGCTGAAGTTCCAACGGGTACTACAGCACAACGAGATGGCACACCAGCAGCTGGTTATCTTCGGTTTAACTCTACTGATACTTCGTTTGAAGGATATGATGGTTCAGCTTGGGGGTCCATCGGAGGTGGAGCAACTGGTGGTGGCAGTGATTCAATCTTTTATGAGAACAGTCAAACAGTCACAACGAGCTATACTGTTACTGCAACTACGAATGCAATGACGGCAGGTCCAATTACAATTAACGCAGGTGCTACCGTTACGGTAGATACTGGCGGAAGGTGGGTAGTAGTATGAGCATTACGTTAAACGGTACAACAGGTATATCAAGTACAGGTGGTATTGCAGCAGCTGACTTGACGGGTACTCTACCAGCACTTGATGGTGCAGCACTTACTGGTGTCTTGAAGCCTGCGAGTAGTTTGACCGCTGCCAATTTGACGGGTGCTTTACCAGCCATTTCTGGTGCTGCTTTAACTGGCATTGAAAGTGGCCCGACTTACGCAACCGCCGTTGCCACTACATCAGGCACAGCGTTTGACTTTACTGGTATTCCGACGGGTGTCAAAGTGGTTAAAGTCCTATTCGATGGAGTCGGCGTGACTGGTGGGTATGGAACTTATGTTCAGCTAGGAACAGCGTCGGGGATTAGCGACACTGGTTACACCATAAATTCACAGACGCTATCTGGCTCTGCTGCTAGTTCCATAAACACTTTTACCGAAGGCATTATTGTGCGGGGCGAGAACCAACCGACTTCTGGGGTAATAACACTAACCCGCCGTAACAGTTCTGGTAACATTTGGATTGTAGAAGTCAGCGCCCAAGCAATACACGCCTCAACCGCAACTTGGCGTTTAGGGGTTTTTGGTGGCGGTGTGGTCGATCTAGGCGCAGAACTTACGCAGCTACGGCTAAAGGTGGAGAGAATTGCCAGTCAGACCTTCAACAGCGGTTCGGCAAACATATCGTGGAGTTCTTAATATGAGCAGACAAGTATTCAACCAAGAGACACAAGTCTGGGATGTAATCAACGAAGACTTGCCCGTCACACCTAGGCCCACTTCGGAGTTATCTAGTAACGCACGTTCAGAACGTAACAGCTTACTCTCAGCAACCGATTGGGCTGCTGGTAGTGACATCGTTATGTCAGCAGGAATGACAACATACCGTGCAGCACTACGGGACATCCCTTCTCAAGCAGGCTTCCCTAACGACATTACTTGGCCACAGGAGCCTACAACATGAGCAAGATAGCATTATCACCTGATGGTGGTGGCACAGGTACGTTTACCCTAGCCTCACCTAACAGCAATACAAACCGAACCCTTACTTTACCTGATGCAGCTGGTGAGTTGCTTACGTCTACTGGTGTAGGGTCTGGCCTTACAT